GCAGGGTTGGGGCGTCGCACAGAGACGGAAGCGTATATTTGCTGTCCTCGATCTTGATGGACAATGTGCCGGAAAGGTTCTCTTTGAGTCCGAAGGCGTGTCAGGGTATACTCCGCCGGGCGGAGAAGCGCGGAAAGGAATTGCCCGAAGTGCTGAAAGCGGCGCTGGAACGGCAGGCGAACGCATAAGCGCCGGTGGCTTCTGCACCGAGCACAGCGCAGACAGCCGCGGTGTCGGCTATGAGGACGAGCGTGCGCCCACGCTCCGCGCGGGCGTGGTTCCCGGTGTAGCCATTGACTTCAATCCTACTGACAGCCGCATTCGGCTGAAAGAAGAAGACATCTGTCAGACGCTGTGTTCACGCATGGGCACGGGCGGGAATCAGGTTCCGCTGGTATTCGGCATTTCATCTGACCAGAGTCACGCCATGCTGTCGGAGAATCCGCACGCCGGGATCTATGAAGCGGACACCAGCCGGACGCTGGACTGCAGCGGCGGCGCACCGGCATGCAATCAGGGCGGCATGATGGTGGTAGAACCCATAGAAAAGCCCTGCTACTGCATTCAGGGTTCCATGATCGGACGCAAGGAACAAAACGGCCCTCAGGGCGACGGCGTCAACCGGGAAGTGGCGTTTACGCTGGATACGGTAGATCGTCATGCCGTATACGCCATGACCACGGGTTCTTTCACCCAGCTGGACGAGGAAAAATCCCCGCCGCTCATGGCGCGGGACTACAAGGATCCGCCTGTGGTGGGCAGGGACGAGCCGGTCTACGCGCTGGATCGCGCCTGTTTTTCTGCCGGTCAGAACGCGCAGTACAACATGAACGTCGGCGAAGAAAAAGCGCCCACGCTGGTGGCGGAGGGGCCAGGCGCCGTTGCCGCGCCCGCGGCATATCTGGTGCGCAGGCTTACGCCCGGCGAGTGCTGCCGGCTGCAGGGCTACCCGGACGGCTGGTGCGAGAACCTTGAAAGCCCCTCGCCATCCAATAAAGAAACGGATCGCTGGGAAGCAATTTTCGAAGAATGGCGCACAGCCATGGGCGGAAAGACAAAGTCCAAAACGCGCCGGCAGATCATCCGCTGGCTGCAAAATCCCCATACGGATTCCGCTGAATACAAAGCGTACGGGAACAGCATCGTTGCACAGTGCGGCTTTTTTGTTCTCGCGGGCATCGTGTGGGCAATGGAAGAAGGTGAGCAAAATGAGAACGATTAACCTGAACGGCTACATCGACGAAGAAGTCTGGTACGGCGACGAGATCACGCCGTCCATGCTGCATGACGCGCTCTACGGCGAGAACAGCGAGTTTTCCGACGATGTTCGCATCATCCTGAACAGCTATGGCGGTTCGTGCAACGCCGCCGTTCGAATGCACGACGACATTCGTGCCTATCCGGGCAGGGTGCATCTGGTGATCTCGGGCACGGCGGCTTCAGCAGCGACAGTGCTTTCCGCTGCGGCGGACACGCTGGAGATGACGCCGGGTAGCCTGTACATGATCCACGACCCTTCCACTGTCGCCTGGGGCAACGAGCGGGACTTCAGTGAAGCCATCGCGCTGCTGAAAGCCTGCAAGGAGAGCATCCTCAACATCTATTCCCGGCGCAGCCCCATCGACCGTGGGACGCTGGCGGCGATGATGAGTGCCACCACCTGGATGGACGCAGGCGCGGCGCTGGCGCAGGGCTTTATCGACGGCGTGGCTGATCCGCAGACGTGTCCTGTAGATTCTGCGGCAGTGCGCACTGTCAGCCGGAAAGATGCCGAAGCGAAGGTACGGCTCTGGCTGGATCGGCATAACCCGCTTAAACAGGGAGAGACGGAGACAGCGCTGAAATCCGCTGCAATTCGACCTGTAACTGAAAACAAACCCGCCGAAGAGCAGCCGAACTCAACGCTTCAGCCGGAGAACAGTGAAAACCCCGGTATTCCCGCAGACCAGCTGCGCAGACGGCTGGATCTGATCAAACCCAACGACCGATAATTTTGGAGGTACAACATGAGCAAGATTCTTGAAATGCGTCAGAAGCGAGCCGAAGTCTGGGACAAGGCCAGGGCTTTTCTGGACGAACATACCAACGAAAACGGCGTGATGAGCGCCGAGGATTCCCAGCAGTACGAGCGCATGGAACAGGAGGTGGTCGATCTCGGTCACACTATTGAGCGCATGGAGCGCGCGGAACAGATGGATCGCGAGATGAATGAACCCGTTCGTCAGCCGCTGGCGTCCCGTCCCGAAAAGAGGCCCGGCGGTCGAACCGGCCGCGCGTCGGACGAATACAAGCTGGCCTTCTGGAACATGATTCGCAATCGCGGCGAGCATTTCCAGGTGCGCAACGCCCTTCAGATCGGCACCGATTCGGAGGGCGGTTTTCTTTGCCCGGATGAGTACGAGCATACGCTGGTGCAGGCGCTGACCGAGGAAAATCAGCTGCGCAGCCTGTGCACCATCATCCGCACGGAGTCCGGCGACCGCAAAATTCCCATCGTCGCCAGTCACGGAACCGCCAGCTGGGTGGAGGAAGAAGGGCAGATTCCCGAATCCGACGACGCTTTCGGTCAGATCTCCATCGGCGCGCACAAGGTGGCGACCATGATCAAGGTGTCTGATGAACTGCTGCAGGACTCCGTATTCGACGTGGAGAGCTACATCGCTTCCGAGTTCGCCCGCCGCATCGGCGCGGCCGAGGAGGACGCGTTCATCAATGGCAACGGTACGGCGAAGCCCACTGGTTTGCTTCACAGCGTCAGCGGCGCGGCCACCGGCGTGACCACGGCCGGCGCGGCGATCACGGCAGATGAGATCATCGACCTGATCCATTCTGTGAAGTCCGGCTATCGCAAAAAGGCGGTCTTCCTGCTGAACGACAGCACGGTCAAGAACCTCCGCAGACTGAAGGACGGTAACGGTCAGTATCTCTGGCAGCCCGGCCTGAAGGAAGGTCAGCCGGACAAGCTGCTCAGCTATCGTCTGGTGACCTCAGCCTACATGCCCGAGGTGGCCAGCGGTGCGAAGCCTGTGTTGTTTGGTGACTTCTCGTCCTACTGGATTGCGGATCGCCAGGGCCGCTCCTTCCAGCGCCTCAACGAGCTGTATGCCGCGACGGGCCAGATCGGTTTCCGCGCGACTCAGCGCGTGGACGGTCGTCTGGTGCAGAGCGAGGGCCTGAAGTGCCTCGCCATGAAGGCGTAAGAAGCGGAGGGACGAAGGCATGATGAAAGCTGAACCCGTTGCGGACGTTACCCGCAACACCCACAACTATTTTGCGCAAGGCGGCAATGAACTGGTCATTGGCGGGAAGCTCACCTTCCTGCCCGGTGCGATCATCGAAGGCGGCGACGATCTGTTTGGTCAGCCGCCCTCTTTTGAACCCATCGGCTATGTGGCGGATAGCGAAGCGACCACCATCGCCGCGCTGAAAGATGATTTCAATGCCCTGCTGGCCGCCATCCGCACTGCAGGCCTGATGGTCACGGGCAAGTGAGGCGGCGTCAATGATCGTTACCGTGGATGAGGTCAAAACTCATCTCCGCATTCAATGTGATGAAGAGGACGACTACCTGATCGGCCTGACCGCACAGGCGCAGGTCGCGGCGGAGGATTACTGCCGGACGCAGTTCTCCGATCCCGCGCCTGAGCCTGTGCGGCTGGCGGTTCTGCTCATGGTGGGCTTCTACTATGAGAACCGGGATATTCCCGACATGACCACTTACAAGGCCATGCGAATGGCGTTTGACAGTCTGCTGTATCCCTATCGCGATCCGGAGAAGATGTTTTGAGATAAGGAACCAGGCACAGCATATTGTGGATAAAGCTGTGGAATGTGTGAATATGTTGTGCTTTCGCAAAGGAAGTGACGGCTTATGCGCGGCTATAAAAACTTCGAAGGCACGCCCCATCCCGGGGATCTGTGCCATCTGGTGGAGATCGGTTATACCGAAAATGTGATCAATGAAAACGGCTATCCCGAGCCGAAGGACGTGGTGCTCTGCCGTGTATGGGCCAGTGCCGTCGACGCGGGCAACCAGCATTATCGTGCCGCAGATGTGATGAATACCGAGCAGGTCGTCAACTTCACCATTCGTTATCGCAGGGACGTGAAGCCCGGCATGTGGGTGAAATTTCAGGATGAGAAGTGGATCATCTCCACGCTGGGCGAGTATTCGTTCAAAAGGACGTATCTCGGCCTGAAAGCGTCCATTGCGAAGGGAGTGAGCGGGTAATGCGTCAGGTACAGGAAGCGCTCAAAAACATCGGCATCCCCGTCATCGCCGGCATCTGGCGCGCCACGTCCGAAAATCAGAATCCGCCGCTGCAATATGTGGTCTATTCCAGCACCACCACGGAGACAGCATTTCAGGACGACCGTCCGGCGGGATACCGCACCTACATCTATCTGAACCTGTGGAGCGATATCGACCCTACCGATATGGCGAATCGCATCCGGCAGGCGATGTACGATGCGGATTTCTGGATGCTGGAAGAGAGCGACAAGGGGTACAACCAGCCCGCCTACGATCCGGCCACGCGCACCTACACCGTGCAGTGGACCTGGGTCTACTGGCAGGAGGCGCCATTGGGAGGAAATGCACATGCCGATGGAACTGCAGGGCTTTGATAACCTGAAGGATGACCTGACCAACATGGCGTCCAATCTGGAGTTCGGCGCGGGCGTGAACCGCGCGCTGCAGGAGGGTGCGAAGCCCATTGAGGAGCAGATGCTCCACAACGCCTCGTCCGATCCACAAATCATCACCGGCGCGCTGCACGGTTCCATTCGTATCCACAGTGTCCGAAAATCCCGCAGCGGCGGCAAGTACATCACCATTGGCGTGAAGCATTCCGAAAAGGGCGCGTACTATGCCAATCCAGTCGAGAAAGGCCATGGCGGCCCTGCGCCCGCTCCGGCGCATCCCTTTGTGCGCCCAGCCTTTGACGTGCGTAAGGACGAGGCGTATCAGATCATGAAGAACATTCTCAAGGATGAATTACTGAAATGAGGTCTTTGTATGAGGAGAATCAGAGATGGAACTGTATGAACTCCGTCAGCGGCAGAGTCTTCCGCTGGAGGCGAAAATCACGATGAGCCAGCAGCGCATCCGGGAATGGCACGAGCATTGGGATGGGCAGGTCTACGTTTCCTTTTCAGGCGGGAAGGACTCCAGCGTGCTACTACATTTGGTGCGTTCGCTGTACCCGGAGGTGCCGGCAGCTTTTGTGGACACCGGGCTGGAATTTCCTGCGATTCGCAGTTTCGTCCGTTCTGTGGAGAACGTCATCTGGCTGCGCCCGGAGAAGCGCTTTCAGGAAATCGTGCAGGAATACGGCTATCCCGTGGTCAGCAAGGATATCGCGAGAAGCGTATATTACGCGCGGAAGGGCAGCAACTGGGCATTGCACCGGTTTCAGGGACAGAATCCGGACGGCACGCCGTCCCAATGGTACGCTTCCCGGCAGAAAAAGTGGAAAAAGCTGCTGGACGCACCGTTCAAAATCAGTGATATGTGCTGCCATTGGATGAAGGAACGTCCGCTGCTGAAGCTGGAAAGGGAGCTAAGACCGTTCATTGGGATTCTCGCGGAGGAAAGCGACCGGCGAACCGCCGCATATCTGCAGAATGGCTGTAATGCATTCAATGCAAAGAAGCCCAACTCCAAGCCGATGGGTTTCTGGCGGGAACAGGACGTGCTGGAATATATCCGCAAGTACGACGTTCCCTATGCTCGTGAGATCTATGGCGAGATTGTCGAAAAAGACGACGGTCGCCTGACGACCACGCTCGAAACGCGCACCGGCTGCTACGTTTGTCCCTTCGGGCAGAGCTGCCGCCGTCCCAAGGGCGCGGAAACGCGCTATCAGCGTTTGAAGCGCCTCTACCCCAAGCAGTATGCCTACTGTATGCGACCACTGGAGGAAAACGGGCTCGGAATGAAGCCCGTTCTTGATTTTTTGGAAATCCCCTACGAATAAGAATAAGGAGGACAATCCCATGCCCAATCCCGCTGCTTCGCCTGCCGTAAGCTCTACGGTGGGCCTTAAAAATATGGTCATTGCGCCGCTGACGGTGGATACCGAGGAGACGCTGACCTACGGTGAACTTCAGCTGGTCGCCGGCGCAATCGAGGCGTCCATCACGCCTCAGAACGCCGATCCGGATGTACAATATTTCGATGATCAGGAAGGCGATGTTCTGTATCCCGACCCTGAACTGTCGTTTAAGACGAAGCTGGCCGATCTGCCCCTGATCATTCAGGAGATGATCTTCGCCAACAAGATCGACTCCAATGGCGTGCTCATCCGCTCTTCCACCGACAAGCCGCCCTATTTCGCGGTGGGCTTCAAAAGCGAAAAGGCGAACCACAAGTTTCGTTATATCTGGCTGTACAAGGTGCGCGCCAAGCCTGTGACCGAAAACTATGCTACGAAGGAAGGCAAGTCCATTACCCGCCAGACCGGCGAAGTCGAATGGACGGCCATTCGCCGCACCCATGATAATCAGTATCAGGCGGTTGCGGACGAGGACGAAAACGGCTTTACCGCGGCGAAAGGTGCGACTTTCCTGCAGAGCGTGTACGAGCCGGTCTTTGCAACGGGCGGTTGATCTGTCTTTCACTGCTTCCCAATTCCCGCATGGCAGGACGCTGTGCGGGAATTCCTTCATTTTATATAGGAGGTTCCTGACATGATTACCTGTACTCTCAAGGATAAGAAATACGCGGTGGATTTCATCTCCGGACGCGCGCTGCGTGAGATGGAACCCGCGGCGAAAATGTATGCCAAAATCGTGGCGCTGTCCAACGCTGCAGTCAAGGGAGAAGAAATTCCGCAGGAGCAGCAGATCAGCGTTACCGACGCGATGGATGTGATGATCCGCTGGTTCTGTCTGCTGTTCGGGAATCAGTTCAGTCCGGACGATGTGCTGGACGGCTATCCCGTGGATCGCCTGATGCACGACATCGCGCTGGCATTGATGGCCGTGCAGACCCAAACCACCGAAATTCTCAGTCAGTTCCCTACGAAGGCGGCGAAGGAACCGGCGAGTCCGCCGAAAACGGCAGAAGCGGAGGAGATCCCGCTGTTCTGACGCTGCCTGAATTTGTCTATTCCACTTATAACTCGCTCTTGGAATCCGGCTGGCGTATGGATGAAATCGACTGCATGGACATGCCGGGATTCCTGAAGATACGCGCATGGAATGCCAGACAGGAGCAGAAAAAGAAAGAACCTCGCCAACGATACATTGACGAGGTGTGGTCGAGCCTGAAGCCCGGCGGGTTATAGGCATTGATAGTCGAAAATGCCCATGATGGCGTCTGAAATATCGATAATGTCGAAATAGTGCGTTGCGGGCAGCTTGGAAAAACGTCGGGTTGCAAGATCGATATATTTCAGCTGCTCGCAGAGCACGTAGCCCTCGGCAGAAGAGTCTTTGAGCCTGATATGCAGAGGACCTTCTGCTGCATTGCGTACAATGGGGCAAGCAATGATCTTTCCTTCCTGGTTGAAAAACTCATTGCTGACCACAATCATGGGATAAGGCAGGCCGCTGATTTTCAGCATATCGCCCTGTTGGATATTTTGCATTACCACACCTCGTCTCCCATGGACTCGCCCCAGTCGATCTCTTCCGAAAGATTCAGCTTTCCGCCGTATTCTGCTGCACGTTCTTTCAGGCTGCGATGCCGGAAGCCGCGGCTCAGAATAATTTTTCCATCTGAGATTTCTGCAGTCAACATATCGTTGGGCTGAAAACCGGCGTTTTTCAGAAATTCCTTTGAAAATCGTATTCCCTGACTGTTCCCCCAGGGTTTCAACTGCACTTGCATGGAAGCACCTCCTCTTTCTTGTTTATACATAGTATAAATGTCTTTCGTTGCTTTGTCAAGTGCCAGATTATACTTAAAAACAACAAAAGGTGGTGAGCCGGCATGAGCGAGACGCTCCGCGATCTCGTGGTATCGCTGTCATTGAACAGCGATAATTTCACACGCAATGTCAAATCCATCAACAAGCAGATCCAGGAAGCGGAATCGGCGTTCCGGCTGGCCTCTGCGGGCGTTGAGAATTTCGAGACGACCACGGCCGGTCTGTCTTCAAAGCTTTCTACCCTACAGCGCACCTTTCAGCTGCAGCAGGATGCGGTCGGTCAGTATGAGCGTGCGCTCCAGCAGGCCAGTGACAAGCTGCAGGAGTGCTATACCCGGCAGAACGACTACGCCCAGCGCCTGACGGATGCGAAGGACAAACAGCAGCAGCTGAAAACGGAAGTAGCCAGCGCCGCGCAGGCGTATAAGCACTATAAGAATACGCTGGGCGAAACGGATTCTGCGACCATCGCCGCGAAGGCAAATTTGGACGCCTATAAGGGCGAATACCGCGCTGCCGTTCAGGAAGTCAGGAAGCTGGAAGGTCAGAACGTTGCGCTGAAAAAGTCTACGCAGAACGCTGCGGACGCATTCTCCGCAGCACAGACCAAGCTGAACGGCGCGAAGGGCGCGGTGAAGGAAACCGCCGTTGAAATTGACCAGTGCAACCGCAAACTCGCTCTGACCCGCACCAGCTGGGCGACTGCCGGAGAAGCAATTCAAACCAGCCAGCGCAGCATCGCTTCCATCGGCAAGCAGATGAAAACCGCCGAGAGCAGCTATCGCCTGGCAGCGGCGGGTGTGAAGGATTTTGACAAATCCGCTGCCGGGCTGACTGCGAAGCTGACGCTGCTTCAGGAAAAGCTGGGGCTGCAGCAGAAGGCGGTTGCTGAATATGAAAAGGCGCTGGCCGCCGCAAAGGAACAGCTGCAGGCGGCGCAGCAGGTCAACGATCCGGACAAGATCCGCGAAGCCACCGATGCGGTGCAGGATGTGGAGACCGCGCTCAACAATGCCCGCGCCGCGGTAAAGCAGACGCAGGCGGACATTGCCAGCTGCAATAGAGAGCTGAAAACAGCGCAGTCCGAATGGACGAAAGCCGGGAAAAGTCTGGAGTCCTTCGGAAAAGCCTGCGATAACGCCAGCAAAAATCTGAACAAAGCGGGAAAGCTGCTCTCCACGACGCTGACCACGCCCATTGTGGCGCTGGGCACGGCGGCGGTCAAGTCCTCCATCGACTTCGAATCCTCCTTCACGTCCGTCCGAAAGACCGTAGACGCGACAGAGGCGCAGTTCGAACAGCTGGCGGCTACGTCCAAGAAAATGTCCACCCAGGTTGCGGCAGGCACGGACGAGATCAACGAAGTCATGGCCAGCGGCGGTCAGCTGGGCGTCGCTACCGAGCATCTGTCCGACTTCACCCGTGTCATGATCGACCTGGGCAATTCCTGCGAAGACCTGAACGCCGGCGACGCGGCGACCACCATCGCGCAATTTGCCAATATCATGGGCACCAGCCAGAGCCAGTTTAGCAATATCGGCTCCACGCTGGTCGATCTGGGCAACAACTTCGCCACGACGGAAAAGCCCATCATGGAAATGGCGCACCGTATGGCCGGCGCGGGCAAACAGGTGGGCCTGACCGAAGCGCAGGTGCTGGGTTTTGCGGCGGCGCTGTCCTCGGTGGGCATCGAAGCGCAGATGGGCGGCTCTGCTTTTTCAAAGGCATTGATCAAAATGGAGGTCGCTTCCGCAACGGGCGGCAATGCGCTGGAGGATTTCGGCAAGGTCGCCGGGATGACCGGGCAACAGTTCAAAACCTTGTGGGACAGCGATCCCGCCGCCGCGTTCCAGTCGTTCATCGTGGGACTGTCCAAGCTGGATGACGAGGGCGAAAGCGCCATCGCGGTGCTGGACGAAATTGGAATCAAGGAAGTTCGTCTTCGCGATACCATGCTCCGTGCCGTCAATGCCACCGACCTTTTCTCCCGGGCACAGAACATGGCCACCAGCGCATGGAAAAAGAACACTGCGCTGTCTGAGGAAGCAAACAAGCGTTATGCCACCACGGAGAGCAAGCTGAAGAACCTGAAAAATACTGCTCTCTTGTTCGGGCAGCAGATCGGCGACGACCTGAATCCCACTATCCGCAGCCTGATTGACGGTGCGGAGGAGCTTTTACAGAAGTTCCTTTCCATGGACGCATCCCAGCGGAAGCAGATCATTCAGTTTGCGGCTTATGCCGCCGCAGCCGGTCCCGTGCTGCTGGTACTGGGAAAGATCACGAAGGGAGTAGGCACGGTGTCCGCGTCCTTTGGAAAATTTGCTGCGGAGGTTGGTAAGGCGGGCGGCGGCTGGAAGGGTTTTCTTTCCGTTCTGGGCAAATCTCCCGCCATATGGTTCGCCGTCGCTACCGCGGTAATCGCAGGCACCGTCGCGCTGGCGGATTATGTATCCGGCGCGAAACAGGCGCGCGAGGCGTTACAGGGCATGGAAGATACGGCAAAGCAGTGGAAAGACACCGCCGCCGAAACCTTCTATAAAAACAGCGAAGGGTTATCCTTCTTTGGTCTGTCGGAAGGTGATTTTGTCAGGGATCAGCAGTCCGCGCAGGACTGGCTGGACGGTCTGCTGGCCGTCTGGTCGGATGGCGAGAAGGAAAGCAATGAGATTGTCGCGCACTGGACGGATTCGTTCAAAACGCTCACCGCTTCTACCCGGGATGAACTGACTGCGCTGAAAGAGGCTGCCGACAAGAACGGCTATACCAGTGTATCTGAGGGCCTTGCTGCGGACATTCAAACGCTGGATCAGATGGACGCGGAGATCGCGCGTCTGCTAAAAAAGCGCCAGAACGGCTTCCTGACTGAAAAGGAAAAAATTCGCCTGCAGGAGCTGATCGATACCCGCGAGGCCATTGAAGTCAAATATCATCTGACCCGGGAGGAAACGGACGGCTTTAAAACGATCGCCCAGAAGGTCGAAGCGGAAGTCGCCCGCGCACAGGCACGCGGGAAAAACGACGCGGATACGTCCGTCTATGAAAACGCTGTAAAAGCTGCTGCCGAAGGCATGGCGGCGATCAATGATCAGATCGACGAACGCTATGATAAGGAATATGGCCTGATTCAGCTGATCGAGGATGAAACCGAACGCCAGAAAGCGCTGGAAGATCTGAATTCCCGCTATAATGAGGAGCGGAAATCCGCCGCTCAGGAATACGCCGAAACACTCTCTTCCATCGTCATGCCTGTGTGGAACCAGCCGGAAATCCAGCAGGCCAGTCAGCAGATGGACGAACTGTTTACGAAGCTGCGCGAGTACAGCATGGCCAGCGAAAGCGAAAAACCTGCGCTGCTGGCAGATCTGCAGGCGCTTTCTGCCGGCATGGACGAAGGCGCGTTGACGGAATACCTCTCCCTGATGACGCAGATTCAGTCCCTGCTGGACAGCGGCATGAGCGAAGCCGAAGTGCAGGCGCTGTTCCCGGACATCGACTTTTCTTCGCAGCTGGATCAGTTCGCAGGCATCGTCAGCTATCTGGATCTCATCAAGACCGACCTGCCCGGCCTGTACAGCATGTTCGGCGAAGCGCTGCCGGAGGAAGTCCTTAGAATCGCCACCGATCTCGATATGTCTGGCGCACAGGCGCGATGGGATGAATTCGCTGCAAATCCCGGTGCGATCACCACCGAAGCCATTATTACCGGGTTGTCTACAGGCGATCAGCAGGTCAATGTGGACGCCTTTATTGCCAGCTATACTGAAATTCCCGAAGGAGCCAGTACAGCCGCCCTCACGCCCAAGGGGTTGATCGCCTACGTCGAAAAGTACGCTGAGGTTACAGGCGGTGCGGATGTATCGGGACTGACCCCGGAGATCACAGAATGTCTGGTGGCGGGTTACAAAGAACTGGCTTCCGGCGCGGACGTTTCCCTGCTGAAGCCGGACGAGATCGTCGCTTATGTTTCGCAATACGCTGAACAGCAGGGTGTGGATATTTCCGGTCTTTCGCCTGAAGGACTCACAGCTTTCGTCATGGCCTATGAGGAAGCGACGGGCGGCGCGCTTACAACGGCGCTGACTCCGGACGATGTGACCGCCATGGTTGCAAAATACCTGCAGGAGGAGAACGTCGACCTTTCTGCACTTACGCCGGATCAGATTGAGGCCATCGTCACACGCTATGCCGAAGCGACGGGCTGCGATAAATCTCAGCTGCTTCCATCCTTTACTGCTTATATCACGGAGTATAAAGAGGCAGAGGGTGTAATCGTTCCCAAGCCGAAAACGCAGGTCATCATCACCGGCTATGACTATCTGGCTTACCGGCAGCTTCAGAATAACCCCGACCTGACGCTTGAACTGCCTGTGCGTCTGGGCGAGCTGCCTGACGGTGAACTGGACAAGCTGATGTCAGATGGTAAGGTAAAATTCTGGAAAGACGGCGTGGAAGTGCCCATTGAAGCTGTGCCGGACGGAACCGTTGACGCCGGTACGGTCGCCAGCCTCGATCAGGACGGTACGCTGCACATCCTGATCACACCCGAAATCACCGGCACGAAGGAAGCCATTGATGCGCTTTCGCCGGTGGTAGACGAAGTCTACCAGCTGGGCGGCACATGGAAGGAAGCGCTGGCAGGCGTCCGCCCCACCACAACGATGGACATGGTGGATAGCGGCTTAAAGCGGATTCAGTCTTACCAGGAAACGTTGGATTACAACTGGTGGGATAAGTTCTGGGCCTCCTTATTTGGCGCATCTACGAATCTGGGAGGCCTCGACCAGAGCATGAAATCGGACTTCAATGCGAACAGAGTGGCAGAGCTGTCTGCCTATGTTGCGGAAATGGTCAGCGCCATTCAGCAGGGTGAACAGGTTCCGAAAGAAGATCTGGAAAATCTGCAGGCCATCGTGGAATTCCTGAATGGGCTGGACGTGACCGATACGGGTGCGCACATCCGCGAGGGCATTGCGCAGGGCATGACAGAGGCAGGCTTCGACAGCGACGCGGAAACGGTCGCATCCAACCTCGAAACCGCGCTGAACACAGCGCTGCAAATTGAATCGCCCTCCAAACGTGTCAAGCCCACCGGCGAGTACGTTGCAGCGGGCGTTGGCGAAGGCATGAGCGGATATGACTTCTCCGCTGATGCGCAGGACGCAGCTTCCGGCATTGAATCCGCTTTGCAGGCCGCGCTGACGGGCGAAAGCCTGAAAAACGCCGGTACGGCTGCGGCACAGGGCTTGAGCAGCGCAATGGCTGCTTATCCCATGACGGATACAGGACGTTCGCTTGCCACGAATGTGCGCACGTCGGTTCAATCCAGCCTGAACGGAAACACCCTGCGCTCCGCAGGTGTAAACGTCATGGCCGGTCTGAGAGCCGGTATCCTTGCCGGACGCTCCGGCGTGATCTCCGCCATGCGCTCTGCCGCCCGCGAAGCGGTAAATGCAGCGAAGAAGGAACTGAAAATCAAGAGCCCTTCGCAGGTTTTCAGGGACGAGGTTGGCGTGATGACCATGCGCGGATTCGGCGCGGGTGTGCTGAAGGAGAGCAAGGAGCAGGCAAAGGTTATCCGCAACGCTTCCCGCTTTCTCACTGGCGAAGCGCGGGAAGGTTCTATCGTCACCAACAGCAGTGA